TGTCCGGATCGTCCGGATTACCACTGGCAAGTTTCTGCTCCAGGTCGAACAGACGGGTGCCCGCTGTTTTCAGCTCTTCCTGCACGGTGGTCAATTCACCTTGCAGCTTTTTGCTGACTTCACCGGTAGCGGTGATTTCTTTTTTCTGCGCATCGAACAATTCGGTCATGTTCGTTTGCGCGGTTTCGATAGCCTTTTGAATTTGGGCCAATTCGGACATGGTTTACTTTCCTACAGATGGGAAGGACTTGATGCGATCCAGGATCGCGTTGATTTCGCCACCTTCGGAATCGCTCCGAACTGCGGACTTGATGCGGGCGATCAACGCCTGCGATTCGGACTTGGAAAGACCGGCGGAATCTCTCAGCCAGGTCTCCGCGTCACGGATACTTTCGATGCAGTCCATGCTCTTGAGCGTGGAAACCGTCGCCTGCTCGTTGGCAGGAAAGGTGCAGATACTGATTTCATTCAAACGTGTGGCATTTTTGAACGAGAAGCCTGTAGCGATCTGGCCCACATCAGCCTTAGCCGCGCTGAACCCCACCGACATACCGCCGACTGTCCCGTGGATCATTGCCGCTTTCAGCGCCTCGGACTGAGGGTTGCCAGGGGTCAGTTCTCCGCGAACATGAAGCCCGACACTGTCCTCGACCAGATCCAGCCATTTGCCCACCGGGATTTCGTTGCGCCGGTGGTTAAAGAACATGGCCACAGACCGCGTCTGCGTTTTGAGTGCCTGGGCAAAAGCGCCTGGCAGGATGATGTCGCCGTCGCCATCCACCACGTTGAATACGCTGGCATAGCCCTCGAAGATGCCCTGCGCCCCACCGCTCGCAAACTTGATCGCGGCCTGATCGAAGGCCAGGGTCTTGCAAATACTTGGCATTACAGCCTCCAGAAAAACTAAACCCCGCTGGGTGCGGGGTTCGTTTGGCCTAATTGAGTAAGGGGGACATTTTGTGATTGCCGGGTGGCCACGTCACCGCCAGGTAGAGGCGGCTCATTGTCTAAGCGTCTGAGCTCGTTGATGGTGCGCAAGCCTTTGTCGGCCATCGTGCCCATGTACGAAGCACGTGCCGCCGAGTCGCCGCGCAGCAGGCCGTCGAGATTGTGCTCTGCATGGAAGCGCCCGAGGTCGGTAGGCTTAACTATCCAGCGCTCGATCCCGTACTCCCAGCGATTGATGTACGGCGAAAGGGTGTATTGCAGAAAACCGAGGTTCTGCTGCTCGATTCCTGAACCCCAGCTTGTGGACTTCTCAACGTCCCCCACCAAGTGAGGCGGAACACCGAAAAAGCGAGCCAGCTCACTGACCTGAAATTTACGCGCCGCCATTGTTTCAGCGTCTTGAGGACTGACCCCTATAGCCTGCGTTGTGAACCCTGCCTCGAGTATCCAGAGACGCTTTTTTACAGGCCCGCCGGATATCTCTTTAAAGTTTTGGTCCAGTTGATCGCGCTGGACTTTGCTGAGCGTCTTGTCGCCGGTAAAAAGAATCTGAGGAGACTTCGCACCGTTCGCGTAAAAATCGCGCTGCTGGTCTTCCATTGCGACCGCAACGCTGGCCGTCTTGGCGGCAAATGCTATGGGTGAAAGCCCAACCAGTCCGTTGAAGCCAAAACCTTTTAGGTGAAAGATTTCGGACTGTTTGAAGTCCGCATATTCGCGGTCCCGGCGGTATCGATAGACGACGCGCTTGCCTTCCATGCGTACATCCATATTCACTGACATGAGAGGCATCAGGCTGATCACGTCCCCGACGCTGTTCCGCTCGATGAGTGCATAGGAGTTTCCGTAGTAGCAAAGCTGCATGGTCATCGCTTCGCGGAACTCTACTGCCGTCATGTATTGGTTCGGGCTGTAACGCAAGAGTCGCGCAAGGGGGTTATCAATACCTACCTTGCTGCGATCACCATTTTTTGTTTCGAATACGTCGAGCGGCAGCCCAGCAGTTACGGTTGAAATCAGCCTTACACAGGCGAAAACCGTGGCAATTTGCAGAGCTCGTTCGTCGTTAACGACCGAATCACCCACCATTCCAGACGCAGAAACAGGGCCTGTCTGCGACCCACTCTCAGGCGACACCAGCCGGCCACCCACGAAGAAGCTCGCCATGCGCGCCCAAAAGGGGCTACGGGTGCGCAAGTCGATGCTGTAGTCGGTATCTGCCATTACATGCTCATTGGTCTGGATAGGAAGTCATCGATATTCATGTCGTCCGGCGTCGCGCCAGATACACCAATCGCCATTAGTAGTGCCGCCATGTCATCAATCTTGTCCGCCGAACGCTTCTTGTCCGGTGCCATGTTCAGGTTGTCGTCTCGTCTGGCGATGAGGTTCGATGCGCACCAGTTCAGCAGCATGTCGCCGCCGTGGGCCAAGTTGCCCGCGATATAGGCCCGTTCCAGCATCTGCATTGCCGGGTGATAGGACTTCGGGCCTTGGATGAACTCGATCATAGGCAGTTCGGCAGCCACCAATCGGTTAACCAGATCGCTGGCGTTCCATTTGTCGTAGCCTATGGCCTGGACATTGAAGCGGCCGCAGGCGGCCTTCACGTCAGCCTCAATGACTGCGTAGTCGGTCACGTCCCCTTCTGTCTGCTTCAACAGGCCCGATTCCACCCAAGAAGCATAAGGAACCGTACCCCGCTCAGTTCTGAACGCAACGGCGCTTTCCGGGGCCCAGCGCCAGCCGTAGGTGTAGATGACGCCATCGACGTTCCAGATGAGCCGAAACGATGTCAGGTCAGTGGTAGACGCGAGGTCGAGCCCACCCCAGCAGGGAAACTCCGACAGCCAGTCAAGGTCAACTTCGCCGCCACATGCCTGCCATTTGTTCAGGTCGATCCAGCCATCAGCAGTGGATGCCGGTCGGTTCAGCCGCTTGATGCGGAACTCGGCCATCTTCGACGGCATCTGTTTCGCTTCGACTGCCTCCTTTCGGATTGCAGCCATCAGGTGCGGGTTTACATCCATCAACGGATTGGCTTTGATCCAGCAGGACTCGTCGAACTCGTCGTCAGACTTGATGCCGAGGCTCTTGTCCTCGTCGTCCACCGCGTAGAACACCACTAGGTAGTGGTCGGCGGTGTGTCCAAACAATCCTGCCAACAGCTTTTTCGCGAACATCCTTATTTCAGCCCACGGCCCAGGGTTCGTGTAACCCTCAGTGGTCGTGAACAACCACAATGGGTTGCCGCGCGCACCGGCAGCAGACTGCAAGACGTTCAGCAGGTCGGCAGTTTTGTGCGCATGGATCTCGTCCAAGCCTACGTGTGACGGGTTGAGACCATCCTGCGTAGACGCTTTCGCGTGAATTGGCTTGAAGCTGGCCCCGGTTTCCACACGACTGATCGATTTGGCCCATACCTCAAGACCAAAATACTGACGAAGATCAGCGTTCTTTTCCGTCATCCGCTTGGCAGCGTTGAAGATGATTGCAGCCTGGCCGAACGTCGTCGCAGCACTGACGATCTGGGCACCCTCTTCCGGCTCGCAACACTCGCAGTACAGTAGGATTGCCGAGGACAATGTGCTTTTTGCGTTCTTACGCGCCACAGCAAACAGCGCGGATGTGAATCGGCGCGGGTGAAACATCCCATCGTCGGACCAGCCAGCGGTATACACCGGCGCGCGCTTACGAAACCCGAAGAGTTGCACCACAAAGAAAATGTGCGATGCGTGCATGACGATGGTCGGGGTTTCCCACTTACCTTCGACGTGATGCAGCTTTTCGATGAAGTCACAGGGATCGTTGGCGTGCCAGGGGTCAAACAGAAACGGGCAGTCCTTTTTTTTCGCTCGTTTCAGGTCATCCAAAAACCGTTTCGCGGCTTGCCGGATGAGCTTTCCATGCCTCTTCCGCTTCTTGTCAGCAACCGCAGCCTTGGCGTAGTCGGTCGCGATCTTTACAAAATCACGCATTCCTACTCCGATGACCAACTGATGCGATTATTTTGTCCCCTGCTTGCGGCCATTCCCGGCGAAAGCGTTGCCCTTGTTCTCAGCAGAACCAGCCGAAACCTTCCTTCTGCTCGCTGGCGTCATCCCGAATTCGGAGAACAGGGCTTTCAGTGCCGTGGTTTCGGCGGCGGTCGCTTCCATGTCTGCCTTCGCTTTTTTTCTGAAGCACTGCCAGGCATGGCAAAGCTGTTCAAGCGAATAGAGGTCGACCACTTGCAGCACTTTGGCGCTGACCAACTGCCGTCCGAGGTTCCGCCACATTTCAGCGCCGTCCATGTTCAGGTGTTGCGGCGGCTCGGGAAAATCCTCGATCAGGTCGAACTCTGGCGCGCCTGTTTCCTCGCGATCCGGGCGAGTAGTACCGGCCAGAACCTTGAGGTGCGGAGCCGTCGGCTTCCGTCCTCTGGTCATAAAGTCAACCTTCTATTTTCAAATCCTAATTTTGACTGCGCGAAAAAACGACTCTGGCGCGGTCTGAGAGTGATCGTCCTCTGGACTTTTGACCCACCCCCTCAGAAGCGCACCAAATAGGTGCGGACCCCGCTAAACCTAGCCGAAACGATATTGAATCTCATTTCCGAGAGCGAGTGACCAGGCACCGCGTCATCGATGCTGATATCCGTTCTCATCTGCCTTGGGGCAGCCGTCGGTTGCCAAACCCGCCGTCCTCAGTCGCTGTCTTGACGGAGTGACATGAGTGGCACAGGCCTTGCCAATTGGTCCGCGCCCAGAACAGCGTCTGATCACCACGGTGAGGGATGATGTGGTCGAGGTCAGTAGCTACCGCCACGCGCCCTGCTCGCTCGCAGTGAACGCACAGAGGGTGCCGGGCGAAGTAGCCCTTGCGTGCCTTCTGCCACCTTGAGTTGTAACCCCGCTGGCTGGCCGTACCACGCTGTGCCTCTGCGGGTAGATGTTGCGGCGTGTCAGGTGTAGCAGGCTTGTGGCGCTGCGGCTTTACAGGCATGGCGAACCATCAAGGTACGTCGGCACCGGCTTTGCTTCGGCCTGACCTGCTTCCGTCTGCTGGTCGCTTCCTTCCAGTAGCTGGAGCATCCTGCTCTGGTGGCTCACCATCTGCGTTAACAGTTCGGTCTGCTTCATCTGCTCGGCCATGATCTGGCTTAGCAATGAGTTGCTGTGCTCGTTCATATGCCACCTTGCTCCACTTCTTGATCCACTCGCGACGGGCGTCGCATCCACTACAGGCCATCGGCGCCTGCTCCTTTGCTGTTCAGTTCACGTCGACCGCTTCGAGCAAGCACCATGTCTTGGCACCGATGGATGGCTGTGCAGAACTCCTGCTGATCCATTGGATGCTCAACTGGGAGCGCCAGATAAGCGTTCCAGGCATCACCGAGTAGCCGTGCCACTCTGGCTTCGGCTTCAGTAAGACCGTTCACCTGACCCGCTCGCCGGGCTCCAGAAGGAACGTTCCGTCCGACGGGACATTGGCACAGCCCTTGGTAACCAGGCATGTGCCGCCTGATGCGTACCAGCGATCCTCGGCAGCCAGTGCCGTGATGGTGGGTACTTCGTGTGGGAAGACTTCAATGGTTGCCTTCCACAGGCCGTTAGGCTCTGCACGCAGAGTGACGCCGGTAACACCACTCAACTCGCTGCCATCAGAAAGAATTACCTTGGTGCCCTGGACTAGGTGCGGACCGTCCGGCCGCGACTGAGGACCAGGAATGATCGTGGCCACCTTCAGTGTTTTGGCGTCGGTCATGGCTGGCTACCTTCCGCCGCTGCCTTCTTGATCAGCATCAGATCGGCACCTCCTTCGATCACCAAAAACTTGCAGCCCAACTCTTCAAACACCGGCCCGTAGATGTCCTTGATCCTCTGACGCTGTGCACCACCAAGGAACCAGTCGAACTTGAGCACGATGAGATCGCCCGGCGACGGCTGGAATACATTGGGTGTCGCGGTGAGCGTCGGCTCAACCGTAATGCTGGGGCTGGTCTGTGATTCGCTCATGTGCTGCTCCAATGCAAAAGCCCCGGCATATGCCAGAGCTGTTTGTGTGTTGTTCGCGCCACGAAATGGCAGTGTTTGAATTTGTGGCGCGTCAGGCCAGCAGGTAGATCAGCACGGCAATAGCCACGATGACTGCGAGGGCGGCGTAGCCGAGCGCTGATACAGCCTTCGATGAGTTGGTATTCGATGCCATGATTGTTGCCTCAGGTTGTGCCGTCGCCGGCGGGTTTGCGTGACGTGTTCGGTTACGGCGTCTGCCGCTCTACCGCCTCGTTGACCTTGTCGGCTGCCTTGCTGGCAACCTCTGCCGCTTCGGTGGCCTTCCCCGCTGCACCCTCAACCTTTACGGCTGCTTCGGTAGCGGACTTGGCCAGCTTGTTCAGGCGCATATCACGCTGAATGGTGGCCTCGTCATAACCCCGGCGAGCCTCGGCGAGTTGTACGCTGTACCAGCTTGCCAGCTGCCATTGGGCAACCTGGAAACCCAGCATTGCTCCTCCAGCCAGCAGCAATATGGCAATGAGCCAAACCTCTACCCGTCTCCACCAGTGGCGGGCCATGAAATTGATTGCGCATTTTTCCATCAGTTGATACCTCCGAGGCGCGAACGCAGTCGAGCAATCTCGTCACTCTGCGTCGTCACCTTGTCAGTCAGTTGAGCTACCTGGCTGGTAAGGGCTTCGATCTTCCCTTCCATACGGCCAACAGCTGCAGCCAGCTCGTTGCGCTCTTTGGCGAACTGGTCGGCTCTGGCCTCGGCGTCCTTGCGGGCCTGGCGCTCAGAGTCGAGCAATTCGTTGAGTCGGCGGACTGTGCCGATATCGGCGTTGTCCATGGCGCGGTCGGTCGCATCCCGGGAGAGGAATTTCCTCAACCACAGGAAGCCACCCAGCAGGATTGTGCCCGTACCGCCCAGCCAGGTGGCGGTGCCTGAGCCGAGGTCGGTCGGGTCCATCGTTACTCCAGAAATGCAAAAGGCCCGCCGATATGGCGAGCCTTGAAATGGGTGTGATGTCTTTCCATCTGTCCGCCAGCACTGCCCCGTGTGATGGAGTGAGGACGTACTGGCTGCCGGTGTTCTTTCGTAACGCATGACAACCGGCTATACCGCGTTCAGGCTCCGCCCGAAGGTCCAACCTGACTACGGCGATACAAAAATGGCGGGATGCAGCGGAGTCTGGCCACAGCACTGTGGAACCGGGAGGGCAATTCGGACACTCAGATGTCGCTTTTAGGACAGCTGGACAGATTTTAAGCCAAAAACCGTAACGGGGAAAATTCGAGGTATGCATGAAGATAAGTATGGCAACACCAGCGCTAGCAACTGTGCATCATCAAGACAACCATGCGCCACAAACATCAAGCGCGCCTCAAGCTGAGCATTCGGAAGCGAGCCGAGAAATGCCTTTAGACTTAGCTCTAAAGCCAAGAAGCCGAGGGATACATCCGTTTTTAGCCGTAATATTGGGTGACAAAGGGTGCGCATCTTCTTCAAGCGTAAGTCAGGGAAGTGACTCAACTAGGGATGTAGACTTAGATGATTTTGCGGTGGCGTCAAGAGATGTCAATAGGAACAATATCTGCGCTGGTCTTTCCACTGAGTGGCTTCTGATGAGCAACTCCGGCAACGCACAATCACGAATGGACCACCTAGACCATCATGGAGCGGGGCAAAGTAACGGAGCACACAGGCATCAGGTCTATAGAAATGCATTGGCCTCGGCCCTATCAGATGGTGACGGAGCCCCGCTCATCACTGCCAGCACCGCCGTTCTCGAAAATGCTGGTCTTTCATTACGCAGAGAACCTAAAGCTGCCATGGCATCAGGTGGTAGTGCGCGATTGGCCCAGACAGTAGCAAGCGATGTGGCTCAGGCAGGCAGAAAGCACTTGCTGAGCTTACGCTTTGCAAGCGTTCAAGGTCATGCAATCGCTTGTTCTTGTGAAGGGGGTCAGTTCAAGTTGTTCGACCCCAATCTTGGAGAGTTCCATTCATCCCGCAGTGCAGCACCTCAGATGCTTAAGGCTTTGATAGATCACTACAATGACTTGAATTACAACTTGTACGGAATAAACGAGTTTAGAGTTTCGTAACGTTGAAACGAAAGACCCCAGCGCTTGGCTGGGGTCTAATTGTCATCGTGTCGCGCTGGTACAGCTGAACACCGTGCCATGAAAACAGGTGTTTATCCGCCCGCATAGAAGTTTCTACGCAGCTTCGCGAAAATGCTCTAGCGCCGAGTCAATCCAAGCAACACCCGCCTTGATTAGCTCTCTGGCCTTACGCTCTGCCATCCCGCTATTTTCCCCTATTCGGACCGCTGTCCACTTCGCACCAAAGTACAGCCAGACGAAATCACCCATTTGCTGGTTGCGCTTGAGTAGCCTGGCCACAGCCGCATCAATCACCAGAGCGGCATCGTCGGTGAGCGTGTACTCACGACCGCCACCGGTCTCCGCAGCGCCGTATGAGGGCGACACATAGCGAGGAACACCCATTCCGTCCATCCGCCAGCTTCCCCATTGTTCGAGCAGCCACTCGGTATCGCCCAACGGTTTGTCACAGTACGTTCTCTTTTTCACGCTGCCTTCCTCGGATCTGGTTCATTCATGCCGAAGAGTTCCATCAGCAGTCTGGTGGCTATGGTGCTGCGGGCATTGCCTTCAACAACCCATGCCCTAGCGAACGCCTCAAAGCCTGCGTTCGATCTGGATGCGTGCCAGTCAGCGACGATGTCCATCAGTGCGGCAGAGGCCATACGGCCGTTATTGGCTTCGAGCAATTGACGGTTGCCCAGCTTGAGAAACTTGCACTCGACAGCTGTCAGGCTCTTACGCGGCAGTGCCGCAGATGTATTGTTCACAGCGCGCGGCTCCAGACCTGCAGCGGTTTATCGGGGTTCTTGTCTTTGCGTTCCTGAATCGATACGGCTCGCGCCCACGACTCATAGGCTTCAGCGGGCGAATTGCCGGCCCCCGCCCACGGATGCCCCTTGGCGAAGCACCACCACACACCGTTTTCCCGGTGAATCCTCACCTTGGGCACCCGACCGGTGAAACCCAACTTGCCTCGCGTCAGCCAAGCCTGAACTGTCGGCCAGATGATTTGCTGCTCGGGCTTGCTGAACGCAGTGCGGTAGCCGCCTCCGTGATCCTCGGCTAACCCCCAGTCTTCGTTGGCCACCCAAAGCTTGAAGCCGCTGGGCACGTGCTGGAGCGTGTAGCCCTTATGTGACCAGGCCCAGTCCTCGGGAAAGTCACGCAGCGAATCGGCTATGCGCTGCGCCTCGGGGTATTCAGCCACTGCAGCCTCCACGAACGTCTGCTTCTCATCCAGCGAGAAATGCTTCCCGCTCTCAAGCAGTTCGGCCAAGGCTGACGGCGTGACTGTGTTGCGTGGCCTTAGCCAATCAAAAAGCCTCATAACTGCTTCTCCCCTTCGAACGACTGGCGAATGACGAACGGCCCATTTCGACCTCCTCGTCTGTGGCGCGCGGATTACCGGCGAAGTTCACGAACCGCCCGTATTCGCCCTGCTGCTGGAGCAGGCAACTACCCGCCCGTGCATGGCGGCTCTTTACCTGGATGATCTCGGTGACACCGTTCTGCCCCGCCTCACTTTCCGGATCACGGTGCAGCATCAGAATGCAGCTGGCGTCGGCCTCTACCTCGCCGGAATCCCGCAGGTCGGACATCTGAGGCTTCTTCCCGGCGCGCTTTGCGTATTCGCGGTTCATCTGGGCGAGAGCAATGACGGGGATGCCCAGCTCCTTGGCCAAGCGCAGAAACGCTTTGCTCGTAGCACCCACCTCTTCACTTCTCGATCTTCCTAGCTTGTCAGGCTTCACGAGCGACAGGTAGTCCACCATGATTCCTGCAAGGCCGTGCTTGCGCTGGCAATCCCTTGCAATAGCGCGTATCGCGGACGCGCTAAGGTTCGGGTCATCGTTTATGAACATCGGCTTGTCGAGTGTCTGGGCAGCTGCGCTGGTGACGCGCGCCCAGTCATCGTCCTCCATCTTGGTGGCCGGCTCATCCAACCGGGAAAGCTGAATGCCACCCAGGGACGCAATGGTGCGAAGGCCCAATTCTTCACCGGGCATCTCGAGCGAGAAGACCAGCCACGGCTCGCCCTTCTTGACCGCGTTGAACTGCGCCATTTGCAGGGCAAGCGTGGTTTTGCCGGACGCTGGCACGCCCGCGATGATCGTCACCTTTTTGGGCCTGATCCCGCGCATCAAAACATCCAAGTCGACGAGGCCGGTTGATTGCCATGACGGTGCCAGTCCATTTGCCTTGTCATTGACCGACTCAGCAGCCTGTAGAACGTAATCCGAGACAGGCAAATACTTTGGCGTGTCGGGCTCCAGGTCACGGAGATCCGCGGTCGCCTGCTGGGCCAGAGCCACGATTTCGGCCAGCGGCCTGTTTTCACTGGCCGAATCCTTGATCACCTCCGCCGCCTCAACCACTCGGCGCAGCGCGGAACGCTCCAGCACGATGCGTTGATATCCGGCCCAGTTCGCGGTGCTGGGGATGTTCTTGGCGATTTCCGATGCGTAGGCCAGCGTCCGCTCACCGCTCGGCAGCTCCGGGTACTCGACGCCCACAGTCACCACATCGATCATTTGGCCGGCGGCGTGAGTATCAATGATCGCCTGATACAGTGCGGCGTTGTCGTCGAAGGCGAAGTCGGCCGTCGTGATCCGGGCGGTGATGGCGTCGAATAGTGAAGCGTCCAGCAGCAACGCGCCCAGAATCCCGTGTTCAGCCTCAAGGCTGTAAAGCTCGCGGCTCATGCTGCACCTCGCGCCGACGGCCAGCGGAACACGCACACCAGCCCGCCACGGTCGCGCAGGCGATCCACGGCACGGTCGCCCATGCTGAGCTTCAGATCGGTGATGCTCAGGTTGCTGACGACAATCGTCGGTTTCATCTGCTCGTACCTGCCGTTGATCACCTCGAACAACGTCGCGCGCTCGAAGTCCGTGCCGTTCTGCAGGCCCACTTCATCGATCACCAGCAAGTGCGGGGCGATCAGATCCGCGTAGACCTGCGACTCAGTTTTGGCAGGGTTGCCGAACGTGCTTTTGACCGAGCGGATGATTGCGCTGGCTGTTGTGTACAGGCCAGTCACACCCTGATTGCCGAAGTACCTGATGCACTGTTGCAAAATGGCGGTGGCAAGATGAGTCTTGCCGGTGCCGACCTGCCCCAGTAGCATCACGCACCGACCCGCATCGTAGTTCTCCGCGAAACGCTCCACGTAGTCTCTGGCGACGTTCCAGGCACGAGCCTTGGCGTCGTCACTCCCGGCAACCCAGTTTTCAAGGGTGGCCTGCTGGAAGCGGACAGGGATGCACGTATCAAGCAGCCGTGCGTTCAGCAAGCGATCCCTGTGGACCAGCACGCCCCCAGCGCGGACGCTGATGTCAGTTGAATGGCGATTATCGAACTCGCAGTGCGGGCAGCCGTACCAGACTGGGTCTGCGCCGAACTGCTCAACGAGGCAGTTGCGGTACATTCCATGTGTTGAGCAATCATCGGTGCGGCCGTCAAGCCAGTAACGCGTTTGAATGGTCATTGGTCACCTCCAGAAACCCGGTAATTGCCGTTGGCGTCCACCTCCAGCCCGTCGGTGTGGTCCACCTGATCGAGCTGGCTGTGACGAGACGGCTTTCCGTTCTTGGCGCTGGTTCCTGGTAGGACAGACTCTGGGTAAACGTCGCTCCAGCTGCTGGCCGTGGACTTATCCAGCACCGCGTCTGGGTCAGAATGATTTGCCAGCTTGGCGGCGATCATTTCGCAAGCACGAAGCGTCAGTGGTGCCCGTTTGGTTTTCCGCATATCACAGAAGTCAGCCCATGCCTTTTCCGAAGCGTTAGCAGGCTTCACCGATGCAGGGTCGAACTTTGGATTTTTGCGAATAGATTTTCCTTTCTGCTCATCCTTATCAGAGGCGTTATCGCCCTCTTTATGGTTATGGATGGTTAATGGGTGGTTAATGGGTGGATTGGGTGCATGCTGTGCACCCCGTTCTGTCGTGGCGTGCACCCCGTTCTGTTCTGGCGTGCACCCCGTTACGTCTTCGTGTGCACCGGGTGCATGCTGTGCACCCCGTTTAAGGTCGATGTCGTAGCACACAGGAATGCGGTCTCTCTGGTTGATATAGGCAGCTGGAATGGCCTGATTTCCGCGCTTGATCACACCCAAATTTTCGAGGTCGCGAATGCGATACTGCACAGTGCGAGGAGACAGGCCAGTATCGCGAGACAGGCTCGATATTGAAGGGAATGCAGCTCGTCCATCCTGATCTGCATAGTTGGCCAAGCACAGCAGCACATGACGACCATGAGACTCCGTGACGATCTGCTGAGACAGAGCCCAAGACATTGCTTGAACGCTCATTGCAGCGTCTCCCCTGGCTTGCGGGCTATCTGTGCGGCCATCGCCTCCAGTGATCCACCAGAGAGGCGCAGCACAAGCTGGCGAAGCGCGGTAGTTACATTGTTCGCTTCCACGGCGAGCGTTGCAGCGATCTGGGCATTGTTGGCAGCAAGTGTCGCGTTCGTGCCCAGGCGGATCTGCTCGGCAGAATTAAATGCCATGCATGCCAGCGCCAAATCACCTTGCGCGCTGAATACCTCTGGGGGCGTAGGCGCAACGAGTGAGCCGGCTACCGGTATGTGCATATCTGGCGGTTGCTCGCCTGCCAGAAGGCATCGACTCTCCACCTCTCGGTGATCGTCTGACACCTTCTGTGCATCACCACCGGTACGGCGCTCAAATAGCACCTTGAGCGCCCAGTACGCGCCAATCAGATCGATGTAACTATCGTCACGCTCTTCGATTTTTCCGCCATCGTTGAGGAACTCAACCGCGTCCTGCACGCTCTGGAAACATTTAAGCAACAGGGCCGCGTCAGTGAATCTTTCGAAAAACGCCTGATTGATCGTGTCTGCTGACGTTAGTTTTGGGAAAAGGTTGATTACATTGCTCACAGCGCACGCTCCAGGCGCTGAATCAGCGTCCGCATTTTGCGCTTGGTGCCGGTGGTCAGATAGCGGGCCATAAGCCAGCGCTGGAAAGCAGCATCGGTGAAGCGCAATACACCGCTGAACCGTTCATCCTCAGGATCTATGCGCTTGCGTGGCTCATCGGGGTACGGGTGCCCGTATGCGGTGAAGTAGGTCTTGTACAGAGCATTCAACTCACGACGCAGGCTGTTGCGCTGCGTCTCGGCCTGCTGGTAGTTCACAGCGGCCTCGGCGATCTGCCCCATGAGTTCTTCGTAGGTAATTTTCTTGCTCACAGGGGCTTCTCCGGATTGAATTTCTCGTAAAAAAACTGTTCATCCCACGTCTTTTTCATGGGCAGCTTCAAGGCCATGTAGAGGTCGAACAGCTTCTTGGTGCCTTCCTCCAGCATTACCGGCGCGTAACGGATGAACGTTGTGACGCCCTCGCCGCTGACCTTGACTGGCTTCTCGGTGAGCCACTGTTTCGACCGGGCGATGCTGTACACCCGGTACTTCGGTGAGTGATCCGAGTCTTTCTCTGTGTTGTAAATCCACCGCAAGTCCAGCAGCACGGCGTTGATCTGCTGGCTGTTAACGCCATTGAGGCGTTTGGCGAACTGGGTCGGCGTCTCGCCAGGCATGAAAAGGTTTTCCAGCGCCTCGATCTTCTTGGCCTGCTGCTGGTTCTCCAGCGCCAGCACGGCCTTTTCTTCGGCGAGGTCAGCGGCAAGGCGCAGAGCTGCCGGAAGATCCTGGGGTAGCGTCGGCGCAGATGGCGTACGAAAGTAGTTACTGACCAGCTGGCGCTGGACGGTCCACGATAAATCGTCAGTGAACGGCTTCACGACCATCGAATAGCCAGTCTCTGTCAGGAGCAGCACTTTCGCAGGCGTTCCGCCTTGGGGCCGGGTTAAACCAAGCGTACGTATTACGTCCGGTTGGTCCACCTCGATAAAGTCTTCGTCGGCGATGAGCCGACCCTTGTGCTCGTTGAATGTCCGGCGAGCAGTACCTTCCGGCCGCTGATGCACCTGATCAATCATCGCGAGCGTAACAACGCGCAGGCCGCGATACTCAACGATGGGAACCGGTGTGTTGTTGATGGTAATCAGGATCATGTTGCAGCTCCTGCGGCTGTGACCAGCTCATCTGGCGTGCTGCCGGTGAGCGCAGAGAGGCGACTGAAGAAGTCGCGATGCGTGAAGGCCGAGCCGATACCAGGTGCGCCGATTGCAGTCAGTGCCATCAGGCCGCCTATAGCACGTTGGGCCTGCATAGCACGCTCAGCCGGGTCTGGCGTCAGCTCTACCCTGCGCAATAGTTCGGCGACCACGTCCCCGCCGGTCCATGACCTGGCGCCGGTATTGAACGAGCCGTGCAGCTTGGCCGGGGTGTTGGGGATAGGACGAGGCGACCTCGGGATGACAGCTTTCATTGGGCTTCACCGTTCGCGCCACGAAATGGCACCTCTTCGTTTTGTGGCGCGGGCTGACGCGGGTCGTACTCGCCGTACTGACCGAGGCGTGCCAAGTACTCATGGCCTGGGTGATCTGCTGAGCGGCAGGAAATGATCAAGTCTTTATTACGCGAGGCCCGTCGCTCAAATGATTTACGGTCCTCCGCATCGGCAGCGCAGGCCTGAATAATCACCTCGAACTTCGGGGTCGGAAACTCGACGGACAGCGCGAGGTAGAGCTCAACGGCCAAGGCCTTCACCAAAATCGGCAGCCCTGTTTGTCGAATGACAGGCGTGCGCACGTCAACGGTGTAGTAGATAAAGCCACTCGGAATTTTATTTGGAATTTCCGAAGGCTCTTGCGCAACTGGGGGTGCAGTGGTATTTTTTGGTTGCATTGATTCGTTCTCCTGGAACGAGAAGTTTCGAAACACTCCCTGCAAGGAGTGGTTTAAAGGGCCCGCCTAC